GAAGACGTTCCGGTAGCACCTTTGTCTCAGCCTGCCTCTTATGACTTTGAAGCGCCACAGTCTCCTTTAACTTCTGTGGCATCTACGATGACTGGCGGTAAAGATCGTTACACGCCAGAAGAAATGGCTGAGATATTAAAAAATAGTGGCTTAATGGGTTCCGCAACAGGACCTGCCCCAACTCAAGTTTTTGACGAGCCGGTCTACACCCCGCGTGGAGAGGACGTTCCGGTAGTGCCGCTTGCGGCTCCAACTCCTTCTGGAGCAGCGCCATCGAATTGGCTTGAAAACATGAAGCAATTTACTGGGGGCGCTACACCATCTCCGCTTGCTTACCTTACAACCAAAGGAACAGGCGGCGCTGGACTTCAAGAAGGTACTGCTCAAAAAACGCTTTCTAATCTTCTTAAATCAAACAAATTTGAAGAAGCATTTAAATTTGCTGAAGCAAACAATCTTCAGCAATTGCTTGCTGTTCCCGCTTATCTTAGGGACCTTCGTGATCCATTTACAAAAGAAGAAGCGCAACAGTTTTTAAACGCTGCTCCAGCAAACTTTTTGCCAAACCTTTCCGGTACTGGGGATCTTGAAAAGTTTACATTTGATCCGCGTGGTGCGGCAGAGCGTGGCGCTTTTGGGTGGATGGGTTTTGACGAAAAAGGTCAACCTATTGCATCTGAAACTGGGTTTCCAAGACTTGATGCGGCTTGGAAAGTTGAAGAACTCGATCCTAAAACAAGCATCTTTGAAAAGATATTTAAAGCTGCTGCGCTTGCCGCTGCCGTTGCTGGGGGTGCGCAAGCACTCGGCGCTTTAGGAAAAACCGCTGGAGCAACCGCTGCCGGTGGCGCAGGCGCAGGTGCAGCAGGAGCGGGTGCTGGCGCATTGGCTCCGATTGTTCCCGCTGGTGTTCTTCCCGGCTCGGCTGCGGCTGCTGCGCTTCCAACTTTTACGGTTGCTACAGGCGCAGGTGGACTTGGCGCAGCCGGAACCGCTGGTCTCATTGGCGGCGGACTTGCTGCTTCGCAACTTGGCGGCGGGGCGGCGGCGGGTACGCCTACGGCACCGACTGCTCCAACCACGCCTGTTGATCCACTTCAAGAAATTCTTGTCACCGGATCAAAAGTTCCCTCCACTAGTTTAAGTGCAATTGGCCCCGGAACTTTGGCATCTACAAATTTGATTCGCGGTGTCAGCGATATTCCTGTAGATATTTACGGAAGACCCGTTGAGCCACCTCCGGCAGAGGCTCCGCCTGAAACGCCGCCAGAAGAGCCGCTTAAGGAAATCCTTGTTACCGGATCAAAACCAATTTCTGCTTTGGATATTGCAGCGGGGGCTACAGTGCCTGCGCTTTCTAAAGCCATTGCAGACATGGGGTACAGAGCACCTGCCTTTGAAGGAACTCCGATTGAGGATATTCCTGAAGTTGTAGTTCAGGGAACCGCTCCGAAGCCGATTGACTTAACTTCGGTTGTTGGCCCTTTGACCGCTGCTCAACTAACGCAGGGCTTTACGCAGCCTCAGGTTGATCCAACAACGGGCGAACTTAAAGAGCCGCCTAAGACGCAGCAGGAGTTGGATGCTATTGAAGAAGCCTTGAAGACCGGCGCTCCAATTCCGGGCACAGAAACCGCCCTAGACAAACTAGGCAGACTTCTTTCCGGCGCTGGAAAAGTCAATGACCTTATGAAGTTGTTAGGCACTTTGGGCGCTTTAAAGGCAGGCAGTAAGGCTGTCTCTGGCGGCGGCGCAGGCACAGGCGCAGTCCCTACCGGCTTCGGCGGCGCGTTACCTAAGTACGAATTTAAGCGTACCCAGCTTCAACCGCAGATTGACTACTACCGTTATGGCCTTGGCCCTGAGGCAAGGTTTTTTTCGGATGTTCTTGTCCCACCTCCGCCGCCTGAGCCGCCGCAACTTCCGCCCTCTAAGCCACCGGGTGATGAACCGGTCTTTGCCGCTGGCGGTCTGACGGGTTATGCCAAGGGCGGAAGCAATAAGTCCCGGTATGTTGCCGGTCCCGGCTCTGGTCGGGATGACAAGATCCCGGCGTTGCTAAGCGATGGGGAATACGTGATTGACGCGGAGACTCTGGCCCTGCTGGGCGACGGGTCTACCAAAGAGGGGGCGAAGCGTATGGACGAATTCCGTGCTAATATCCGGCGACACAAGGGTCGTGCCCTTTCGCGTGGCCGGATCAGTCCAAATGCGAAGTCGCCTAATAAATATATGGGCGGAGGGTTGACCTAATGTCTGTTCTAGATTTCCTATTTGAAGGCCAAGCGCCAACGCCGACGACCTTAACTGGCACGGCCACCTCTCAACTTCCCGAGTGGTACAACGAGTACACCCGCAACATGCTGGGCCGTGCTCAGGCCATTGCAGACATTCCCTACGCTACTTACGGCGGTCCCAGAATTGCGGGTTTTACCCCGACTGAACAGGCGGGGATGGCGGCTACTCAGAAAGCTGCGGGAACGTTTGAACCGTTCTTAGAAGGGGCCAAGACGGCGCTTGGGCGTGCAGGCGAAACGACCGGCATGGGTGCCGCAGCCCCCTATTTGCAAGCCGCTGGTACGACCTTCCCCGGGGCGGTTTCTCAGTACATGAGTCCGTACACGCAGAATGTGGTCAACCGCATTGCGGACGTTGGCTTACGGCAGTTGCAAGAAAAGTTTCTTCCAGCAATTGGCGAAGAGTTCACCAAAGCCGGTCAGTTCGGCGGCTCGCGGATGGGAGAATTTGGTGCAAGGGCGCTGCGCGATGTGGGCGAGGCGGTGCTTAGCGAACAAGCTAAGGCGTTGGAGTCAGGTTACAAGACGGCTGCGGACATCTACGGTGCCGACGTAAGTCGCATGGCAGATCTTGCCCGCATCTCAGGCGGTCTGGGTGCGCAGGACGTTCAGTCGCTTATGGGCCTTGCGGGTAAGTACGGCGAACTGGGTGGCACGGCTCAAGAACTGGGTCTGCGTGGCGCCGAAGCCATCACGGGCGTGGGCGCTGCCGAGCGGGGATTGCAGCAGCAGAATCTTGCGCTGGCTTATCAGGACTTCTTGCGTCAACAAGGTTACCCGGCGGAACAGGCAAAATTCTTGTCGGGCATGCTGGAAGGTGTGCGGTTGCCTGAAACCAAGATTGAACAGACACAGACGCTTCCAAGAGATTGGGAGTATGGTACGACTGGCGCTGGAAAAGTGATCGGCGGAATTAAAGATCTTAAAGATCTTTACGACCTCATCAAAAAGTTTGGGTGATTCACCATGGACGATAACGAACCGATCTCTGGTCTTGATGTTCTTGAAGAATCTATAGACGATGCCTTGGAAGAAGAAGGTCCATTGGCTTCTGTCATTAAAGAGTCTTTGCCATCTTCAAGTGTTGAAGCTGCTGCTCCTGCTGCTCCTCGTCAGACTCAGTACCGTGATGAGTTGATGCGTCAATTGCAGAGCACGACGCAAAAACTGCTTGCACCAAAGCCGGAGCCGAAGAATCTGCTTGAGGCGCTGTCTCGTCAGTTTGTGATGCCAACCGGAAAAAGCGGTAATCTTCTAATTGCCCGACAAGAGCGGGCGGAAAAAGAAGCGGAAGATGATTTAAAGCGTCGAGAGGCTATTCTTACAATTCTTGATAAACAAGCACGATTGGAGCGTGAGCAGGAAGAAGATCTTGCTAGGGCGCGTGCAGTGGAGGCTCAAGCCATTGCAAGAGCCAGAACACCATCGCAAAGATCGAGCGAACTTGAGCGTTTGATGGCTCTTTTGGAAACCTTGGAAGAAAATGACCCTAGAGTAAAAACTATAAAAGATAGGATAACTCTTTTAACAACTCGCGCCCCTCGCTCTGAAAAAGAACCTCCTGATCCGGATAGACCATCTTCTGTTGTTATTAACAGAGTTACGGGCGTTGTTAACAGAGATTTAAATCCAATTGGCGCTCGACTTGGTGCACTTAACGAAACCCGTGCAGCGATTGCTAATGCAAGAACGAACCCTGCTCAGGTTCCGCAAGTTGATCGTTTCTTCGCAAGACTTAGCGGAGATAGTCAGTTGAGTCAACTTGAAGTTCAATCTGTTGCCAACGCTGGATCTTTCCCGGCAAGAATCTCAAGCCAATTAAGTAAATTCTTCACTGGCGTACCAACTGATCTTTCTCTTGACGATAAAGCTCTTGTTCTTGATGTATTAGAAGAGGTTCTTGCGCCTTCATTTAATTCAAGAAGAAATCAAATTATTAATCAATTTTCTGTTGCTTCTGATATTTCACCGGAAGTTGTTGAAAGAATTGTCCCGCCCAGATACATGACTGCGGCAGAAAGAAGAAGGCTACGTGAACAAACTGCAAAAACTCCTACTCCAGAGGCAATTGCGTTTCTTAAAAAGAATCCAAACCTTGCACCAGATTTTGATAAAAAATACGGCGCTGGAGCTTCTAAAAAGTATTTGGAGCAGTAAATGGCTAATCCATTTGACCAGTTTGACGAGACTAAACCGCCTGACGTTACGGTTACTAAGATCGGTGAGCGAGAGATTGCTCAGGCTGGTCAAAACCCTTTTGATGCTTTTGATGAATCTTCTGCTCAAATTCAAACCGAAAAACAAGCAGAAGAAGAAAAAGCTAGTGTTGGCGAGTATTTGATCAATGCTATTAAGCGCGGCGTAATTAGTTCAACGGCAGCGTTGGATGCGCTGCTGAGTGCTGGATTCAGTCGCATGGCTGCTACGGAAATGATCAAGACCGGAGCGTTGCCTAAAGAAGAAGCCATGCGTAGAGCTTACGGCATTGGTGAAGATTCAAAGCCAATTATTCAATCTGTTTCAGAAGCCCTTGCTAAGTCGGAAAAAAAGTATGCCCCACTGGTTGGGGCGGACGTTGAAATGCAGGCTCCGGGGCCCATTAGCAAATTTGTTGGCGCTGGCCTGACAGCCGTTGCCGATCCACTTACTTATCTTGGTGGCGTTGGTCTTATTAAGACTCCAGTTCGTGCAGGTGGCGAGTTTTTAACTGGCGTTGCATCCGAGGCTGGCGGCGAGCTTGGAGAGGCTGCTGAAAAAGTCATTACTGGCGGCGAAACAACTGGTGCAGGGCGACTTCTTGGCGCTATTACGACGGGCGTTGCAACCGCAGCCCCAAGGCAAGCCGTTACAGATGTTGCAGAAAATACGCTTGAGCAAATTCGTCGAAACAGACAGATTCTTAAGCAAGCTCCGGGCGGTGCCGAAAAGATGTACGCTTCAGGGGCTGCGAAAAGCCTACTTGAGCTTGCGGCTAAAGAGCAAGGCGCGGAATCTGTCAATGCACTGATTCAGTTGGCTAATGAAGCCTCTCAGTTTGTGAATAAGGCTGACTCTCCGCTTGTTATTGCAATGGCGGATAATCCGGTAATTCGTCAGCAAGTTGAACGCTTGGCCAAGATCAATCCAACTTTTAGGCAGCGCATAAATTCAGTAATTGAGCAAGCATCTAAAGACATCGAAGCCAAAACGACTCGTATGTTTGGCGAACGGTATGCAGTAGAAGTTAAGCCTGATGCTGGACTTAAAGTCTCTCCGGTCGTTACTCGTCGCCGTAATCAGATTGAACGCGACCTTGAAAACTTAACTGAAGGTGTAACCCCTAGAGTTGATCCAGAAACTTTGGGTTCTAGAGTAGAGGCGCTTGTTGAACAACGTAAAAAACTTGCTCGCGCTGAAGTTTCGCCAAAATACGATGATCTTCTTAATGAAGCGCGGGCTAAGAAAATTGAAATGCCATCCGAAGGCGTTGGCTCAATTCACAGGTTTGTAGTAGAAAACAATCTTCGTGACATCTTCGGTAAAGGTACTGCGCTTGATCGAAAGATCATGTCTTACCTTGAGCCTAAGGTAGTTGAAGGAAAGCCGGGTCCGGCTATTCTTGGCCCTGATGGTCAGCCCATTACCGCACCTGCAAAGGCTGAGGTTCAGTACCCGACTCTTTCTTTTGACAACTTAGACTCGCTTAAGAAGGCCATAAACGAAGTTAAGCGTGGCCGCATGAGCGATGACGCTCGACGCAAGATTAATCAACTTGAAGGAGTTGTCGATCAGGCAAGAGAAACCATTCCGGGCGACTTCAGCAAGCGTCTTGCCGATATTGACCTTGAGTACTATCAAAAGGTGGGCATTCCGTTTGATGAGCAAGGCATTCGGGACATTGATGCTAAGAAGTATGCCACTCAGGTTGCACCTGTTATCGTCAAGAACCCCGAGTCTTACCGTCAGTTCATTCGCGCTGTAGGCGAAGACAAGGGAAATGTTCTTGCTGAAAACGCCATCATCTCTGAGGTTTATGACAAGGCTGTCAAGGATGGTCAGATAAACGCTAGACAGCTTGAGAAGTATCTCAAGGACAAACAAGAAATTATTTCTCAAATTCCGGGCCTTGAGGATCGGCTTCGTAAGGCTGCGCTGGATGATCGTGATCTTCGCGCAAAGCTTGACTCGCTTAACGACTCAGCAAAAGTTGCTGAAGCGCGGGTTGCCAACAATGCTTTGACTAAGTTTGAAGTACCTGACTACACGACGCTTGCCTCTAGCATTATTAACAACCCTGGGCAGCGTCAAAAAATCATGCGAGACATTAGCGATCTTGACCCAGATACCGCTAAGGCTGTTCGCAATGCGCTTCGTGTAGAGGCTATAAACCTTGGCCGTCGTAATGCTGGTGGGTTTATGGCTTATATCAACGATCCTGCCAATAAAGCGGGCGTTGAAGCTATTTTTGGCACTGCCTTTCAACCCGCGCTTCGCAAACTTGCCTTGTTTTCCGACAAAGTTTCTCAGGCAGATATCTCTAAACTTGGTGTTTCCCTTGATAGAAGGGAGCTTGATGCTTTGCAGAAACTTGTTCCGGGCGTGGACATTCCTTATATCTCCTCTACTCTTCGTGATCGTATTACAAGCCTTCCGCAAAAAGTTGTTCGCGTTTTATCAAAGTACAACAGCGCAAAACTTGCCGAGGCTACGGATGATGCCATCATTGAATTATTGCTAGACCCGAATGGCGTGCAAAAACTGGCAAACACCATTACCGATGTAAAGTTTGATATTAAAAATCCTGCTTCTATCGGAAGGCTTGCTGATTCTTTATCTCGTTCTGTTCCAAGATCTTTTTACACAAGCACTAAGACGGCTTTGATTGGGGAAGAGCAGCAACGTCAAGAAGAAGAAAGACGCAGAAAAGAGGCTAGTGATCTTGTTCTTGGCGGCTTTGAAGAAGCGCCTCCGACGCCTTTTAAGAAGGGCGGAATAGTGAAGCGTCGTCCCGCCTACACAATGGATGAAGAACTCTTGCTAAGACGCTACTCAAGCAGGTAGAGTCAAGTCCATGAAAAAGCGGGAGAAGTACATCCCCGTTCAGATAGAGGACGGGAAGTGGTACCGCATGAGGGGTTACACGCACACGGAGTGCTGTGACTGTGCACTTGTACACAAGGAAGAGTTCCGCGTGGTAGACGGCCATATTGAATGGCGGGCTGTTAGGGATGACAAGGCTACGGAGAAACGCCGTCAGGAACTCGGCATCAAAATCACCAAGAAGTAATCATGCCTAGATATTCAGAAGATTCCGAGTTTATAGAAGCTTGGAGACGGTTTAAGAAAGCAAGTTTGATCTCTGAACACTTCAAGATGGACATCAGGTCTGTCTATGAAAGGCGACGGAAATTAGAGCAAAAATACAACATCTCTCTTGAAAGCAGTCAAGAAAACACTGCCTTAACAAGCACTAGAACTATCATTGGAAATAAGCTCAACGAATTGGCCAAGATTCGACAAGAGAAGTACGAATCGGAAATGTCCGATACGGTCACCGATGGCGTCGTGCTGATTGCCTCGGACTGTCATTACTGGCCCGGTGTCGTGACCAAGGCGCATCAAGCCTTTTGTAAGTTAGCTAAGCAGCTTAGTCCGAAAATGGTGATCCTGAACGGGGACATCTTGGACGGCGCTCGCATCAGCCGCCATGCGCGGATCATGTGGGAAAAACAGCCCCAGATGAAAGACGAAATCGCTGCCGTTCAAGACCGATGCGCAGAGATTGAGCGGGCTGCGGGTAAGGCCAAGTTGATCCGCACCATTGGTAATCACGATGCTCGGTTTGAAAACTACCTCTCCAGCCGCGTTGGTGAACTGGAAGAGATGACAGGCATGACCCTGCTGGACTACCTGCCCCGCTGGCGTGCGGGGTGGTGCGTGCATTTAAACAATCATACAGACGGCTGGACCACGATCCGGCATCGGCCTGTCGCGGGTGGCGTTCACTCGGCCTACAACAGCACGCTCAAGGCGGGTGTCTCGTACGTACACGGGCACCTGCATAAGCTTCAGGTTACGCCGTGGTCGGATTACCGTGGCCGCAGGTACGGTGTAGATACCGGCACCATGGCTGAGCCGTATGGTCCGCAATTTAACTATACCGAAGCCGGTCCCGTTAACTGGGCCTCAGGTTTTGCGGTGCTGACATTCCACAAGGGCAAGCTCTTGCAGCCGGAACTCTGTGTTGTCGAGCACGGGGATGCGTGGTTTAGAGGGAAGAAAGTGTGATGCGCTGCGAGTCGTGTAAGCACTTTATTAAGACGTATGAAGGCGAAGGTTGGTGTTCACATCCCAAATACTCAGGGATCGTGCTGACATCGTTCAACCAAGAGATATGCCGGGGCAACGGCTACGTCAGGGGAAGCGAACCAGTTCGGATTCCTCCGTCTGATTCTGAAGAGACTCCACGTAAGCCGTAATGATGGCTTCGATGAACTCGTCAAACTGATCCGGCGTGAACTTCATAAAGTCGTAGACGCCCGTGGCCTCAATGAAGTGACCAGCGGCAGCGACTGCATCGTTGATGGCGACGACTTCTCTCGGTGACTTGTCGATCATGTAGGCATCCATACATTTGATTGAGCAGAAACGTGCTTTGATTCGTTGGTAATCAACTGGCACGCGGGAGCGGGGTTCGTATATCCATCCCCGTTCTTCCCGATGGCATATCGGGCATAAACCTAAACTCCGTAACTTCGGTGTACTTTCCATTCTTACGAACCTTGATTTCAGCAGGCTTCAGCAGCGAATCAGATTGAGCGATGGCTTCGGCTGTGTTCTTCGGCAATACCCCGGGTCCAGCCATACGTCGCTGCCACCACTTGCGAGCCATTTCCTGCGCATACCCACGATGGTCAAAGCAGATCCACTCGCGGTAAGTAATCAGCCCAGAGCGATATTCGACTCGCATGCTGTCGGGGCTACCGGGCTTCTGATGGCGGCGGTAGTACACCGCGTTGACCTTGACCCATTCCTCAGGAATGGCGGCAGACATGACAGGCAGCGTCGAAGCCGTGCGGTCAATCTTGATTTCGCGAGCAGGCCAGATATACCCGCAGTCCATGCACTCCATCGCCGCAGCGTGAACAATGCTTTTGCACTCGGGGCAGGTCTTGGTGGGGGCTTCTCCTGCCTCATCGCTACGTCGCGGCTTCTTGGGATTGATGCGGTCCACCGGCCCATGGCGGGCGACGTTGCCTGCGAAGTCCAGCACCAAGCAATCCTGCTTCCAGTCATGGTTGCGCATGCCTCTGCCCATAATTTGGACATACAGCCCAACCGACTGGGTAGGCCGGAGCAGCGCAATCAGATCCACAGACGGCGCGTTAAAGCCCGTGGTGAGTACGCCCATGGAGGCCAGCGCCTGAATGCGCCCTGCTTTGAAGTCCGCCACAATGCGATCACGTTCTGCTTTAGGGGTATCCCCAAAGATCGTCTCGCAGGTCACCCCGTGGCTACGGATCAGTTCTGCAATGTGGGTCGCGTGGGATACGCCTGCACAGAAGAGCAGCCATGACTTACGCTGTTGCCCAAACGCGACAATCTCCTTAACGGCAGCGCGGTTTACATCGTCCTTGTCTACCGCTCGCTCCAACTCCCCGGCTACGAACTCGCCGCCTCGGGTGCTGACCCCGGTGACATCCAGCCGGGTCTTGGGTTCCTTGGAGACGAGTTTGGTCAGGTAGCCCTGCTTGACCATATCGGCAAGCGCCGCCTCGTAGGAGATGTCCGTAAAGAGCGCATCCTTGCCTGAGCAAAGCAGCCCGCTGTCCAAGCGATATGGTGTAGCAGTCAACCCAATCACTCGCATGTGAGGGTTCATCACCTTTAGGGTCTTGAGGAACTTTTGGTACATCGTGTTGGTCTTACGCGGAATCAGGTGCGCCTCGTCCACCAGCACCAGATCCACTTTCGTAAACTTGGTCGCGTGTTGATGCACCGACTGTATCCCACAGAATACGATTGACGGTTCAAAGTCGCGTTGATTTAAACCGGCTGAGTTGATACCTGCGTGGGCTTCGGGCCAGAGCCGCTTTAGCTCGTCGTAGTTTTGCTTAATCAACTCGCGAACGTGGGTCACAACCACGATCTTGCAGTCGCCCCAGTTGGTTAACACACGGCGGCAAAACTCTGCGATGACAAAGCTCTTGCCGGTGCCGGTCGGAAGAACGATCAGCGGGTTGCCATCGTTTTCCTCGAAGTATTTAAACGTGTACTCAATGGCTTCGTTTTGATAGGGGCGTAGCGTAATCATGCGTCAAGTCCAGTTTTAGGCGTTTTTTGAAAAATGTAGAGTGCAACTTCTTTTGTTTTAGCAAGTTCATAAAATGACCCTGAGGCGTGCATGGCATATCCGTAGAGGTCCAGCGCCCTCAAGATCAGTCTCAGTTCATCAGGCGATAAGAGAAACTCATCGTTGTCTTCCGTCAATTGTTCCCGTCCAGCCATTTGCTTCCATCGCTCAGCGTGTATTCCACCCAGCCTTCACCGTAATCGGTCTGCTCGCCGGGAACAAGGTCGGGGTGAAAAAGATGGTCGCCGCAGCCTCTGGCCTGTGCATCATCTGTGAGTAAGTAGTCATGCTTCTCACACTTCCACGTACCTTCAGGCAGTGGCGTTGAGTACATGCAAGTGCGGCAAGACTTCTCTCTCGGCAGTTCACCGTTGTGGCACATGCCGTGAAAGGAACAAAACTTACACTCGTACCACGCTGGGTTTTCAGAAATCTTGGACGCAGGGCGATTGGCGAAGATGACGCGCTTGGCTTTGGCAATGAACTTTTCGGCATCGGCCTGCACATACGGCGTGCGTACACTCACAATGTCCCGCAGCCCCGGTGAGCCAGCGGTCAAGTAGTGCCGATCTGCTTTGAAGTAGTGCATGTAGATCTGCGCTTGCGCGTAATAGATCGGGTCCCACTCCAGCAGCGCGTTGTCTTCGCCCTTGGACATCTTGAGCGCATGCAGCTTCTTGTGCTTTTGCTCGTTAACAACTTTGCATTCCCAGACATGCAGTCTCTTGGGCGACTGGATCAGCCCCGTAATAAGGCCGTCGCAGTTGCCGCGAAAGTGTCCGCCGAAATCTACAAAGTTGTGCTGAGCACCGGGTTCCTTTTCCGTGGAAAGATCCACTCCGGGTATGAGCCGAAGCCAACCTGCCAATACCGTTTCGCCCCGGTGCCCATCTTCAATTCGTCGAATGCCCGCAGCCTCAATGAACGAACGCTTGGCCCAGCGAAAGTTGAGCCACAGTTTACGCTCGCATGATTCACCAATGGCTGACGCGCCAAGGTATCGCCTGCGGTCTGTCTTTTGCGCCTTCTCAAGCGCCTCGTCCAGCGCCAATAGCGTTGGATCTTGTAACGATGGAATCTTAACCATAACCCCTCAAAGGAAAGCGCGACACCCCGGAACTAAATGGTTTGGGGGGTGCCCCGAGATGCCGCGCTCCCTAATTACTTCTTACGTTCCCAAGGCTTCTGCGCAGGAGCCGCAGCAGCAGAGGCCGGTGCCGCAGCCGGTGCTGCTTTAGCCGGAGTACCTGCAAGCGGTGAATACTTCGCAGAGTTTTGGAGCGTACCGTCGCGACCTTCGGTGACCTTGAGTTGCACGCGCAGGGGCTTCATGTGCAGTCGCTCGGAGTCATCCAGCGCAACGATGCCGAGGGCGTTGCAGATCGCGGACAACTGACGGTTCGCAATCTCAACGGTCTTCGGGTTTTCGTTGACGAGGTTAAGTCGCTCCCAGAACTTGCCCCGTGCGGGGCCATCAAGGATGTCGAACTCCAACCACAGGTACTGACCCGTGCCGGATTTGGTATCGCGCAGATCGCTGTTCACAATCTGCATCGTGTAATCGCCCGCAGGCTTCGGACCATTGTTGGTAGTTTGCGGGGCTTCGGTAACGTTGAAATTAAGCTTAGCCATTTTATTCTCCGATGATTTGATTCATAGCAATCCCGAGGGCTTCGGCAAACTTGCCGTAGTCCAAAGGCAGGGTGTCAGGCAGCGGCCAACGAGACTTAGCCTGCCAGCCCGGACGTTCTTGGGTGTACAACACGCGAGTACCTGAACCCACGGCGCGAGTGACTTTCTGGTTAAAGCCGACATCACTCTTGACCGTGCTGTACTGCTGATTGGCGAACATCATAATGTCGCACCATTCAGCAATGACGCTGGCGCTGCCGTGGTGAAGGTCTAACTGATACCTGTCGTACGGGTCAGCCAACGGGTCATCAAAGCGTCTCACCTGCGAATGGGCGAGCATAATGACCTGCATGTTCTTAGCCGAACGAAGGTGATCAAAGCCTTCCAGCAGTTGCTTCCAGTAATCGACCGCAGCCTTGTAGCCGCGACCGTAACCGATAGCGTCAATGGTCTTGACGTTGTTGTCTTCAGCCACGCGCTTGTGGATGAGCTGCTCGGCCCAGTCTGCGCTATCAAGAACCACGGTTTCAAATTCGTGATCCTCGTTTGCGAGAACGCCGACCGCTTCCATCATGTCATCAAAACTCTGAGCGACGGGGAACGCTGTTGCAGAGACAGCATCAAGTCCCTCTTCGGTCTGGATGAACACGGGCTTCGGAGCTTGTGCACCAAAGGTTGATTTGCCGATGCCGTGCGTGCCGTAAAGAACAATGCGCGGCGGACGGGCGGTGCCAGTCTTCTTGAGACTAGCAAGTGAGATCGCCATGTTTAAACTCCTATTTCGATTTTGACGTAAGTTTTGGCTGGCTCAACAGTCAGCGCCCGTGAGAGCAGCTTGTAAAGTTGCGGCTCGTTGTTGGCGAGGTACTTGACTCCCGCTACGTCCAACTCACGCACAACTTTGACTGGCAGCAAGGACTCCGGAATCTTCGATGCAACGTGAGCATCAAATGCCTTCCAGTCGATCTTGCGATTGAGTTTGCCTTGGATGGTGATGAGGTATTGCCCCACCTTGTGCTTCTCGCTGCCCTCTTCCTTTGCGCCAAGAAGGGCAATGAGTTCTTCTTCTAGTGCCACGCGCTTCTCGTTGGCTTCTTTTTCAGCGATCCGCGCTTGGTACAGTTCTTCAGCAATTTCAGTTTCGTTTCGCATATTTAAGGTTTCCTGTAGTTGACTGGCAATGCCAGTGAGACGGACGATACACCCCCTTGTGACGGAATGCAATAGGTGGCAATATGTCACTCGTTAGGGGGCTAACGGAGGATGTAATGACCCTGAATGACTACTTAAAGCAAAGAAACTTGACACACGAGGAATTTGCTGAACTTCTCGGCTGCGACCGAACCACGGTCACCAAGTGGCTTGACGGTTCACGAGTCCCTTCTGCCCGATGGGCGCAATTGATTGAGGTGCGCACCGAAGGGAAAGTCAAAGCAAAAGACTTGCGATCCATTGATTCTTGTGGCGGCGGACAAAGACTCTACGGCGTGATTGTGACCCGTGGCCTGACAATCCAGCAGGCAGCGCATCTGATGAGCATGTCGCGCAATGCACTTGCGGCATACATCAAAGATCAATCAAAGCCATCGCGCATTCACGTTGCCAAAATTAAGCACTACTTTGGAGTATCTCTATGATTGATATCGTTTTCCACGGCACACCAATTGGTAAAGCCCGTCCACGCTTTGGCCGCGCCAAGAACGGAAACGTCGTGACCTACACGCCAGCCAAGACTCGACAGTTTGAACGCGACTTTAGATCGCTTGCTCAAGTTGCGATGATTGGGAAGACCGTGTTAGAAGGTCCTGTCAAGGTTACGATCACGGCGTACTTCTCCCACAAGACCAAGACGGGATGGCACGTTTCCCGACCCGACCTTGACAACATTATCAAGGCAGTTCTTGACGCGCTGAACGGTATCGTCTTTGACGATGATGCTGCCGTGTGTGAACTTGTCGCTTCAAAAAAATACGACGACAACGAACGGGTTGAGGTTCAAGCAATCAATGTCTGAAGAATACATGTTTGAGTATGGTGCGAAGCTCGTTGACGCGGGCTACAGCATCATCCCGATCATGCCCGGGACCAAGCGGCCCGGACGGTTTGACGGTAATCAGTGGGCTGAGTTGCCACGATGGACCACGGTCAAAAGCATGCAGTCGCATGTGGACATTTGGAACAAGTGGCCCGGCTGCGGTATCGGCATCCTGACGGGCAACGTCGTTGCAATTGACATCGACGTACTGGATTCGTCCGTCGCCATTGCAGTCGGCAACGTCTTCCAAGAGAAGCTCGGTAAGACAGAGTTCGTGCGTATCGGGAAATCCCCGAAGGCACTCTATCTCTATCGCACCGATGAGCCGTTCTCCAAAATCAGCATGCACCCCATTGAGGTGCTCGGTGTCGGCCAGCAGTTCGTGGCCTACTCGACGCACCCCGATACCAACAAGCCGTACCAATGGCCCTTCGCTGCGCCCCATGAGATGCCTCTGGAGGCGTTGCCCCTTGTGACCCGGGAGCAAGTGCTGGAGGCATGTGAAGCCGCTTATAAGGCGCTACCGCCAAACTTAAGAAGAACAAAACTCCAGACCTTTCTTCCCGACAAGGATGCCAAGACTTCCGCCGAAGGGTTAACCGGCACTCTCGCTGCCGTACAGGACGCCCTTAAGTTTGTTCCCAACCCCGACCTGTCGTGGGATGACTGGAACCGTATCGGCATGGCGGTCTACTGCGCCACCGATGGCAAAGGCTTCATCGTGTTTGACCAATGGTCACAAGCCTCGGGCAAGTACAACCAACTCGAAACGCGCCAGCGTTGGGACCACTACAGCAAGTCGCCGCCTTCCAAGATCGGAGCCGGGACGCTCTACTACTACGCCCAGCAGAATGGCTGGGTTCCTGCACCACATTTAAATCTCAACCCGACCAAGGAAATCCGGGTTGATCTCACGGGACTCGTAGACCAAAAGAAACTCCCGCGTAGCACCAAGGCTAATTTCCCGCATGAGTGGTTCGATAGTCCCTCACTCGTGGGCCGCGTGACGCGCTGGATCTTGGCCACCGCCCAGCAACCGCAGCCGACGTTTGCCCTAATGAATACGCTCTGCATGTTCGGCGCACTCTTCGGGCGGCGGTATGCCATGACCCAGCTCGGCACTCGCTGCAATCTTTTCTCAATTGCAGTGGCGACACCGGGCGCAGGCAAGGACCACTCTCGCCAGCAGGTCAAGAAAATACTGGAGAACGCGGGACTTAAGGACTATATCTCCGGCGACCGCTTCTCATCGGGCGTTGCGATCTTACGCACGCTGCACGACTTCCCTTCACGCATCTCGCACCTTGACGAAATGGGTCTGTACCTCCAGAGCCTCACCGGGAAGATGGCAGCGTCCCACCAAAAGGACATCATCAAGACCTTGCTTGAGGTGTACTCCAGCAGCGGCGGCACTTACCACGGTCAAGAATACGCCGACAACAAAGACCGCAAACGCTTTGACATCAAGCAGCCGAACTTCAACTTCTTCGGCACTACGACGCCTTCATCGCTCACCAAGGCACTCAACTTTGAGATGCTCGACAACGGCACCATGAGCCGTATCCTGCTTGTGCCGCCATTTGATGAATACCCCGACAGTCAGATTCCCGAAGCAGACGAGAATCCGCCGGAGGACATCCTCAAGGATGTGACAGATGCAGCCTCGGTGGTCCCTGCGGGCATCGGAAATCTCACGAACCTGCACCATGTGTCCTCGTCAGCCGTCATCCCCGTAATGATTAAATGGGAAGACACCGCCTTTGACGAATACAACAAACTCAAGCAATGGCAGATTGAATGCGCCCGTCGCAAGGACTATCTCTGGGTGCGCTTCTCTGAGATTTCTCTCAAGATCGCCATGATCGAAGCCGTTGCCCGTAATCCCGTCAGCCCTGTCGTGAGCTTCGACATCCTAAAGATGAGCGCGGAACTGGCGCGATGGTCGTTTAACTTTACCGCCGAGTTGCTGCACAAGGAAGTCGCGGAGAACGATATTGAAGCGGCGCACAAGAGGATCTTGAAACTCATCCGTGACTCAGGGAACGAAGGCATGAGCAGCACTCAACTTGCCAAGGCATGCCAAGGATTGAAGGCACGGGACCGGAGCGAGTACCTTCAGACGCTCTTGGAATCCGGCGACATCATGGAAGAAATCATCAAGGCCAATGGCCCCGGTCGTGACCGCCGCGTATATAAAAGCCGCAGATAAAAAAATGCCCCGAGGAGAAAATCTCAACCCGGGGCGAACTCCCTAACAGGAGATAGCACAATCAGACTGTATCCGAACGGCTACAGTTTCTCAAGTTCCTCCGCTGCCCGATTGGCATACCACGCCGCCTTGCGCAAATCCTGTGCGTACTTACCCTTCTTCGGGCGACTGGCATACTTGATGATGTTCCCCGCGCAATAGGCGACGAAGCCCTCTTTGCCAAGAGCCGCACGGATGTAGTCAATCGTCTCAATCCCTTCCTGCTGATAGTGAACAGGATGATTGACCGGATCACTCATCGGCCTTCGCCTTCTTCTTGCGCTTCTTCCGCCGCGCCTCGACCATCTTCTTGTAATGCTCGGGGCTACGGCGTTTCTTTTCACCTTTCGCAGCCTTGCCGCCCTTGCGGCCAATCTCGGCTAGGTATTCTTTAATCTGACTTTGCATTCAACTTTCCCTTTAGTTCCCACACTTCTTTGCGCAGCCTTTCAATCTCATCGGCTGCGTCGTTTGCGATCTGCCCAAACGGCAAGAACTCATTCTCGTGAATGATGATCTGGCATTCCCTGTCGATCAACCGCAGGTCGTCAACGAGATCTCTGAGCTTCATCGGCTAACTCTTGCATCATTTTGACCTGCGCCTTGAGCGTCGTAATCTCTTGCTCAAGCACTGCCGCCTCGGTCCACATGCTTCTTAGGCGCATCGTAGCGAGCGCATCCTGCACCCGCTTATTCTGTTCCTGCCCGTAGCCCCAAGGTGCTCTTTCCATCTCTTCTTTCCATGCCCCGGGCGGCGATATGTTATCGTACATGAAGCAACCCTCTTGTGTTAGTGTTTTAGTTTCTGTCAATCAGAATCAAAAGCAAGTACAACAAAACGGCATCAATCAATTCACCACCCAAAAGCCACGACGCGGCAACGCATACCGCAGCCAACGCGACCGTTGGGAACCAACTCATAACCTGTTCTTCATGGTGTGCAACTCGTAAGCCACCGCTTCAATCTGTGGCTTCCACGGCGCAATTACGTTGCCTCGGGGGAAGATCTTCACAGACGGATACCAAAGGCTATGACCCTCTGAGTCCTTGTTGCCCCAGTACCACAGTTTGTTCGCGTCCATCAGCATGACGGGTACGCCGATGCCACCGGCCATGTGCACGGTTGATGAGCTGATGGAGACAATGACATCACACGCTGCACACAGCGCCGCGAGTCCATCCAAGTCCTTCCAGTTGTCTACGCTTGACTGAAGAATCTTGATACCCGACTTCTCCTCAAAGTCTGCGATGTCCTGCTTCACATGACCGTATTGCAGATTGACAAAGCGAGCACCCTCCATCGACAAGATCGGCAGCATGTCCGTCAGCGTCATGCTCTTGTGCGGACCAATCTTGATGGCCGCGCTGACCCAAGAGATACCGACCACAAACTCGCCGTTCTTGATGCCAAGTTCTTTACGCAGTTCAACCACCCGCTCTGGATCGGGCTTCAGAAAGTTGCGCTTGGCATAGGTTGGGATGTCCCGCAGCTCGCCAATGAGCGATGCCCCAAGACTCGCAAAAGGAATCTGCGCATCGTGTTTATCCGCTGGAACCTGCGAGTTGTTCGGGATGAACTCAATGTCCGGCATTGAGCGTGAGAAAAGCGGAATCAATCGCGGCTCAACCATCGCCGTCACTTGTTTTGACAAGGCGCGAACAGCCGGGAGCAACGACGCATAGATCACTTGATCCCCGATGCCCTGCTCGCCCCAAACAAGGACGCTCTTGGCTCCGCTTGTCTTCGTCCACTCGGGCTTGTTCGTCGTCAGTCGCGGTGATTTAAATCGCTCGCTCTGCCACCGGGTGTGATAGTTCGGCCACCCCGTCTTGAAGTCGCCCATCTGTAGCGCAAGCAGCCCCAAGATCCAGTTGGAGTTCGGGTCGTCGGGTCTAAGTTCTTTCGCAGCCTTGAAGTCTTCCAACGCCTTATCCCATTGCCGCAGCTCCCAGTACGCCGCCCCACGCTGCATGTGCGACATGTGGTACTTCGGGTCAACCTTGAGGGCAGCGGTCTGATCCGCAATCGCTTCTTCGTACTTTTGCAGTTCGTTATGACACATGCCCCGGTTGTAAAAGTCTTCCGCTAACGTGTTATTGGCTTCGGTCAAGAGCGTGTAAGACTTGATCGCCTCACGAAACCGACCCATCGTTTGAAGGAGCTTGGCCTTGGCACGGTGCAGAATCCCACTCGTCGGATGCTTGGCGATGCCGTAGTTACACAAGTCGAGCGCATCGTCATACCGCTTGGCTTGAAAGCGTTTCTCGACTTCCGCAATGATTTCTTTCTTGGTCAGTTTCATATCGTTGCCGCAATGCGGTTCCATTCGTTGGCGTATTCGACGTTCTTATAGTCCATGAACCATGGACCGCCACGGGTGAAGTGCACCGCCTGTGGATTCGGGCAGTCGTTGCTCGTGTACCAACCTTCTAGGTAATTCCAAGTAATCGGCAGGTCGCCAATCACATCGTCGGTCAGCCATTGGAACCGATGCAGGAACATACCAGTTTCCCTGTTCACGACCTCCGGAGTCAACGCCTTGACTTGTGGGTGCGCACAGTTGATAAGCATCATCGAAGACCAGTTCTTTCGGGGATATTGATGTTGCGGCTTGTTGTCCATTTTGACGGCCTCGGTAGGCCGATAGTCGTGCTTTACAAGCATGCACGCTTTTGTCCGGTCGGCGTGATCAAGCAGTCCCGCAACGTCCCCGCGAAACAAAAAATCGCAGTCTACAAAGACCGCCCAGCCGGTGTACCCCGCGAGATATGGAGTCAAGAAACGGCTGAATGAAAACTCAGTCGATGACATCGTATCCACAGGCCGCGTATACACCCGCTGCCCACGCAACTCGTACTGCTTAATCGGACGCACATCCGTCAAGATCGACGCATGCTTTTCAATGCTGCGCTTGCAGACTTGATACGCAATATCCTCGCGGCTGTCCCAGCCGACAAAGATCCGCAAGCCTTCGTCACTCATTATCAACCTCTGGCTCCTTTAGAAAGATCACGCTGCTATCAACGGTGTGCTCCTTGTACTTGTCAAGCACCCGCATACAGTTCTCAATGGTCTGCTCACGAATGAGCACCGCTAACTTGCAAATGATCTGCGCGTTATCTCTCGGCAGATTCGCCGGATGCCGGTCATACGCCGCAGCCTGTCGCTCCACGAAGTCCCATTTAAATACATCGAGCTTCCCTTCCTCGCCAATCGTGCACCAAACCTCTTCCTCCTGCTTGGCTTCGGGCAGTTTCAGATAATCAAATTCTTCGCTCATCCTTGTCTCCTAAAACGAATTCAAAAAAGCTTGCTTACGAGCGGCACCTTTGAAGTGCATGATGTGGGGGACATGCCCCTCGGGAGCCTTGTCGGGCAGGCAAGCATAGTCGAGCTCCTGCATCTCGCCCACCTGTTCGGGGTACAGGATCTGCGAATACACCTTGAGGGCTTCTTGATCGCCATACCATGAGCGCAAGTTCCGGTTCATTAGCCCCATCAAAAGCGTCATGGCTTTCCACGCATGGTAGTTCTTGGTCACGGTCGCGCAGCCAAGGTAGGGGTAGAGCACCCCCAAAGGAATCCCGTCGTACTGCTTGAACATCCCATCGCGCTGCTTGCCGTTGAACCCCGCGTCCCGATCAAACGAGCGGCGGCAGAAGATCACCTCGCGCTCTGCCAATAACGCAGCCGGATTCACAGGCAACACGAATAGCATGTCCGTATCAATGTACATCGCAGGGCGCGTGATCTTGGCTTCGGCAAATGCCCGTGTGCGCCAGTACATCATCTCCGATGCGTCACCCTTGCTGCGCTTGACTTCGTTGACCCCCTCAACATTGGGCGTCGCCTCGTCGGTACACATCACCACTTCTGCGCTAGGCATCACAGACTTCAGCGACCCCACCATCTTGGTCGGCATCGACAAGTCTTCGCCCACATGAAAGAACACAAATACACTCATCATTACACCTTTATAAAAAGACCTTGCCCGGTCGGGAGTTCCAGAATCTTCTCCGGCTTGTCCGACAGGAACTCGCGGTGCGCTTCAGCCGATTGCCGGTAACGCTTGAATCCAAAGTCATCAAAAACCGCGACCGCGCCACGCTCCATCCGTGCATACACCTCGGGGAACACATGCGCTTCGGCCTCGGCGTAATTTAAATCAATGTGCGCAAAACAAATCCGATCCGGCAACGCAGCCGGGGTTGTCTGCGTCACGTCCCCCGCAACGATGACAGGGCGATATGCCTTGAGCCGCTTCTCTACAACCGCTGCCAGATCAGGCCCGTGCGAAACCTTGCGGGACTCCTCAGGCGCGTTATCAAAGAAGTCAAAGATGTAAAGGTTGCGCCCCAGCATCTCAGGGCTGTTGTAGTTACAAAAAACCTTGGTCGTCTTGCCGTCGTAGCAGCCAATGTCTACGACATCTCCGGCTACGTTCAAGCCCTGATTCAACGCCCAGCACAAGTTGTAGATGCGCCACATGCGAGCGCGGAGGGTCGTGTCCTCGTTAAACTCGCTGAACGCTGCTTGAAACCGCTCGTCAGTTAGAAAGAACAGATTGCGAAACCACACCAACAAGTCATCGTGAAAGGTCGCGTGACCGTGGGCGGTATTGATCTGCAAGTCCTTGGCGATATGACTTACCGCAGCCGCAAAGGATTTAAACCGCTGCTCAGAATCAAAGAGAAGCTGGTAGTCCTTGTTCAAGAAGGCGGCGACGGGGAGGGTCATTCGTTACCTCTTGCGCGGATGGCGGCGGCTTCTTTAGCAGCAGCAACACAATCATCGCAAGCGTAATTCCGCCCAATTCGGTTTTCTTGTGGCGAAGTTGGCATGATGTCGTTAAAGGCTAACGTCCAATCGTCTCTGAAAAAGACTTCACTACAAAAGTCGCACGTTATTTCGCGGGTAATCTTTAACATGTCTCTCCCCTCGCACGGATGGCAGCGGCGCATTCTTCTGCGGAAGAACCAAAAATCATCCCGCTTAAGGACGATGAATTAATACGTTGATTTTCTAATTCTTCACACAACTTCGCGCATTGCTCTCGCTCATGTGCTACGGCTTCGCGCACTCGTACACAGAAAGGGTTCTGGCATTCCGCGTGGCAGGTGTGAATGGCATTCAGATCCATGCGCTCCCGCTCGGTTGCGGCAACGAGGGCGGCGAAGCGCTCAAGATGTGCGGGCATTTCAGACAAGCCAACAGCCCACTCACTAAAGCCAGCCTCTCGCGCCATTCGAATAATGTCGTAGCGGGTCATTTTCCATCTCTCCATTCCCAACCAAGCAAAACACGCATCATCGTGCGGTGCAGCCAGTTGGGCTTGACCGTCATGTAAAACCGCACGCTTTGTGCCGAGGTAGAACCTGGGAGAATCCAATACCCGCAGTGACTTGAGGCAAGTTGTTTAAAAGTCATTTCATGTTCCTCCCAATCTCTGCTGCGGCTCGCACAATCGCTCGGCGTGTGGCGGCGTATGGGTCGTCCCCGTGTGGTTGTTGCCAATCATTTGTTGGTGAGTTTCCTGCAACCACGCACCGTTCTTTAATGTTCACGCAAAAACCCAACTTCACCGCCAATCGCAGCGCATCGCCGTCGTCGTCAAGTGGGTTCCAAATTGCGCCGCAGGTGCAGAAATCATCGTCCCACCAACGGCAATCGTCTTGATGGGGCTGAATGCAAAACTCTCCATCCTCATCTCGTTCAATTCCAGCCGCCTTCGCAGCAAGTTTAAGTAGCTCAAGGTCGGTTATGTCGTCGTAGGTCATTTTCCTTCCCTCCACGCTTTTTCTTGGCACTCTCCCCACGCTTTCACTATCCACGAATCAAACTCGTGCGCACTCATAGGCGTGGCTTTACCCCGCTCTTGTTCAAGTACGGCGTTCAAATCTCTTTTTGCCGCGCTCGCCCGGTAGCGTTGCCATTCGCTGTTGTTGCTCCATTCAATTTCTTTCAGCGCTTCCAATGCCATCTCAGCGGATTTACGTAAATCGTTCATAATTTGCTCATCTTTTTTGTTTGTTTGTTTGTTTTTCCTAAACATATCTTCAATCATTTCATGCACGCCACCCGTCACTTCCCTAACTGCTGCTTTACTTACAGAACTGTTCGTCCATGAGTCCCAGATATATTTTTTGTCGTTTCTGATGGTTAGATCCCCATCAGCCCTGTGTTTAAGTAACAGACCTATTTCAACGCAACTTGCAGTGACCTGTTTTGGGTTAGGTTGATCAGGGTAGATGGTAAATGTGTACGGTAACTTAGCCATTAGAACTCTCCTCTCCTCTTGCACGAATAGCGGCGGCGCAATAAATTGGATCAGGGCTGCGCGTCTCAAATGCATACTCTTCTGCAATGCTTTCACACACCTGAGCGCAATTTTCCCGCTCTTTTGCGGCAACAAGAATTGCAAAGCGTTCAAGTTCTGGCAAATACGGGTAGCCAAATGCACCAATCTCATTTGACAACTTTGCTTCTTGCGCCATCCGAATGATGTCGTCGCGGGTCATAACTTCACCTCGTTTGTTACGTAAGTCTTGCAATAAAACTCTTTATTTATAAGACGCCAATTGGCTTCTTCACGCGCTTCTTTTTCATTTGAAAATCTGCCAACGATCTTCCAGTTCCAATCCAGCCAAGCCCACTTTCCTTTTGGCAAAACCTCAACCTGATAATTTATTATCCTGCCGAGACACTCCACTGGAGCAACCCTCACCCTACAGATAGGTATGTATTCTTCGCGTTGCTCAAGAAACGGATACTCATCAGTGATGTCGTCGCGGGTCACCAGTCACCTCGGTTAAATGGTCCCATGTTCAACGATGCGCGAAAGCCGGAAATGACCTTATCTAGTCCGTACAAATTTTCAATGTCGTGCTTTCTCACATTCTCTAATGCTTCCAATGCTTGCTCGGATGCTTTACGTGCATCTACCATTAAATATCTCCATTCAGCTTCCACTTTGTCCCGCTCATTTTTAGCAATGAGATTGGCAAAATGTTCCAACTGCTCCTGAGTAACAGTCCATACCTGCGTGTTGCTTGCGGTAATGGCTATGTTCAAAAGCATTTTTATGTGATCGCGGTTCATACGGGTACCTTGTAGTAACTAATAACCAATTTAAATGCGTCCATGTGCCGCTTGATCTCGGCAAGATCCGTTGCCCTGTTGGTGTGAAAGAACATGATCTTGTTGTTCTTCTTGCGCTGCTTGTAAGACAGGTCAAGTCCCTTCAAAGCGTGCTGCAACTGAGCGAGCGTCACTTGCTCTGTGATGTCGGCGTCGATTTCAATTTTCATGCGAGTGCCACCGCCAACGCCCACCCCGCTGCGAACATGATGATGCACAGGATGATCTCACCAATGGTGCGTTCGCCTTCTTGATGGTCAAACTCCATCCGCATCCGCGTCTTTTCTTGACGGAGCAACTCGATCTCGTCGTTTAAACGGTCGATCATGTATTCCTTGTGTCTCATGGGTGCCTCAGCGGTTGCTGTATTCCATCCACTCGCGGGTGAAGTTCATGTTCTCGATGTCGTACGAGAAGATGTCCCCGTCTGACCAAACCACGAACACCTTGTTGTTGACCTTGCGCCAACAGCCGACGAGATAAATCTTTCCACCGCTGCCCTCGATGTAGGTGAGTAACGTGCCGTCTTTGCATTGACCTTGATCGGTCGTGAATACGATCTGACCGTTCTCCTTGTTCTTCATGGACCCAATGATCGTCGGGGCGTCTTGTGCAAGCACACTACCCGATGCCAAAAGAGCCAGTATTGCGATGATCTTTTTCACCAGTAATCTCCATATTTAGCATTCGTCTGCTTGCCGCGTGAGCAGCGGTAGTTGGGCGGGGGCACCCACCGCCAATCGGCTTTAGCGAGACGGTGGCCGGTTAAAATTAAAAGCTTCTCGATGATCCATTTCATTGAGTTTGCGCTCCAGTAAATAGATTTGCCGTTGCAACGCTACGATCTGCTCGACCAACCGCTGTCGTTCGGTCGGGGGCGAGGCGGCATTGGCAACCCGTTCGTCAGAATCAATCGGTACGTCTTGCTTCATCGACGAATTCTCCAAATCGTTTAATCAACTTGCGCATCGCAAAGTTGCGGCGGTATTGCTCCATTTGTTCTGGGGTGACTTTTGAGCGGTAGTTCTGACTCCTCAGAAAGAAACACCGCCCACGATGCTCAACGCCACAATCGGGGCAACGGGGCGATGCTTTCGGGGCAAGGCCGTACTGCTCGCGAAAGTTCATTTAAATATCAGTCTCGCAAAGTGATCGAACGCCGCCGCATATTGCAGGGTCGTGCGCTGTGCAGCTCTCGCCACCTCACGCTCCAACTCCTGCCGCGCCATTTGCTTCTCGTACTCCACAAATTCAGACATCGCAGCGTCTAACTCTTGAATCTGCTCGTCGTTCAAATCAGGCATTTGTTCGTGTGTCATGTGCTTATCTCCTTATTGTGCAATCGGCTTGAGTCTAGGCTTTCATCAGAAAGAACGCAACCGCCCCCGTCAGCGCCGTTACGAAGCCCCAAAAGAAACCGGCTCCGTAGATCTGGCGATAAATCGCTCGCATCTCGTCCTCGATGAGCTTGTTAACGTACTCATGTGCGGGTGTGTATTTGTCCATGGTTATTGCGCCGTCAGTCTAAAAAGAGTGTTCGGAAGGATGAGCGCGGTCGTGCATTGATCCCGCAGCCCAAAGCGGGCGAGCGTCTCCCGATCTGGCGGGTAGACCAGAATGTGCGAGAAGGGCGGGGTCAGTCGCTGCAAAAGAGAATAATTCGCAACGCCCTTTTCCAGCCCCTCAAAGTCATCCAAGGCAAAGAACGTATCGCGGTGCTTTAGCGTCTTGATGAGGTCAACGTCGCCTTCGGGGAGCCGACCGTCTAGAAAGATCATGTCGGGCAGTATCCGTTTGGATATAACGTCCTCAAACATTTCGGTGCTGCTCTGGCGGGGATAGCGGCAGATTTCCGTCGAGGATGTTGTGAAGGCAGGGTCGTTCTCCAAAGCAATATCGTTGTTTAAATCGCAGGTGTAGATCAGCGGTTCGTCCACCCCCGCAAGGGTCATGCCCTCGGAGAGCGCGTAGGTGGAGCGACCGATATACGTGCCGACCTCCACCACCGTCTTGGGCTTGAAGTAGTACGCCGTAGCCGTCAAAGCCCAAATGGACGAGACAGAGATGCTGCCGGTGGGGTTTTCGGCCTTGGCCTCCAAGCGGCCCAAGTCATGCGCCATCGCGGTGATCTCGGGACGGACGTACTCGACCATCTGCGCGTTCTCAAAGATGCGCTGCCAGATCAGTTGCGATAGGGCTTGTCGGTTTAAATTGAGCGGGTTCACAAGTGCCTCCGAAAGATAAAGACCAGAGCGGCAAAGAGGATGAGCAGGAACGCCATGTTTGCGGCGATCTCGTAGTCGGTGGGGGTCATGCCTTGGCCCTCCGCTTGTTAGGCTTCGCGCTGCCGTCAATCGTTTCGAGCAACTTGAGCGCGTCCTTCTTGATGAGCTTCTCCGCGCCAGTTTGCAAAGGCTTCGGAAGTGCGCGAATGATCGACTCCGCAAGTGAAGTCAGAAAGAAAGAGGCATCGTCACGGTTGGTGACAATCGCAGCCGTGGTGAGCAACGCAGCCACTTTGATGTCATTGTCAAGCGAGAGAACATCGTGGGCGGGTTTGCGGTCGGTGACTTTGCGCTTTTTCATGCGGCCTCCCTCTGGTTCAAAATGCTCAAGGCGACAAGCGTCAGCGTCTTACTGTCTGATCGTATGAACTCCTTGTCTTCTGTGGCACGCAATAGACTGTCAATAAGCTCGGCCTCTTTCTCGTTATTTGCAGTCAATACGCAATCAAGGCGTGTCAGAAATTCCACTTCCCTACGCTCCCCGTGGATGGTTGCGTAGTCGGACTCCATCGCGCCGACATAAAAGTGAGTCTTCATGCTGCCTCCGCATCTTTAATTAAATACTCCGAAATAATCCATTGGGCGCGATTTATCGCCTGTCGTGCGTCTTTAATATCGCCCCATGTAATTTCGTCTTGTGCGTCCCCCAACAGACTCAATGCCATCATCGCCGCACCATTACCGCGCTGGAAGGCTAGTTTCTTCTGAACCTCCTCGCGCATTTGTTCTTCGGTGCAGCCAAAAATCTTAATGTGTTCAGCGTCTTTACCTTTCATGCGGCCTCCTCGCAGTCCTCTACCTCGTGCATTACAACGTCACGCCAATCGTGTTCTTCTTCGTCGTAACTGTCTTCGTGATCGGCCCAATCCTTGTCAATCAGTTTTTCACGCGCTTCCTGTTCGTTTTCAGCGGTGACGAAAACCAGTCGAACACCGTAACTCACTACGGGAACGGTGAAGGTGTAGTACTTCTCGCTCATGCAGCCTCCTGCGGGAAATCCGCGTCAATCGTTTGCAGTTGGTACTCGTAAGCCCAATGGTCGTTATCAAGTATGTAAGCCAACTTGCCGCGCTTGTCGGTCAAGCTTGTAATCGTGGCGGGTTTAGGGGGTTCGGTTCCCCATGTCCCAGACCACATGACTCGTTGTCCAATCTCGTATTGGTAGTGCATCTCATGTCTCCTGTTGTTTAAATTCCGGCTCCGCAGCCGGTATCGGTTCAACTGTCGCTCCTTCGGGGAGCGGGCGTGTGGTGTCGTTGCAGTAGGCAATCAAATCAGACAACCGCTTGACGAGCTTGGCCTCGTCCTTCGTGGCTTTGCGCTTCGGGAAGCGCGGCGGGGGGATGAGTTCCATTTAAACCTCCTCCCCGTTTTCATCAACCTCAACGTAGTTGGTGTTTTCGCAGTAAGGACAGACGTTGCCCTCGAAAAGCGTCACCCATTGTCTGCCGATGCCGTAGTCGATCATCTCGCGCTCGCAGATGAATTGCGGCTCGTCGAATTGGCGGGAGCAGTTGGAGCAGCGGTAGCTCATTGGGCTTCTCCCGTGGCTTTGGCGAGGGCGGCAATTCCTCGGTCAATGGCGAGATTCCATTGTGTTGGGTTGCCGTAGACGTTGCCGGTAACTATTGCTTGCAGCGCAGCCAGTAAGTCTGGAGCGGCTGCAATTAAACGAGCGTTTGCCTCCGTCTCTGCATCGTTGTGATCATCTTCAACAGAAGCAACGAAAGGCTTTATGAAGTCACCGTTGCCGTAGATGCAGCGACCGTTAGTAATAATCCATGGGCCTTGTGTGTGTTGTGTCATGTGCCATCTCCGTTGTTGTTATTGATAGATTACGCAAGCCGCTTGCATGATGTCAACACACAAGCGACCGCGTGGTGGATGGAGACTAAAAAGGCAAGTTTAGCCTTTGTTTCATCTCCAGATCGTTTAAACGCTTTTCAATCGCGCTCAGACGATCCGTAATCTCAACTATTTGTTGGGGCAGGAAGTCTTTTGCAGAGCGCGAATATCCCAGAGGGACAGGCGTTCCCCTTGGAATTGAGATTCTGCCGTGAACGCTGCCGATCAAATTGCCGTTGCGGATATTCCCCGCAATCGCAGCGCGACAACTCGTGAGCGAACACTTGATCCGCGCATTCTTCGAGCCGTAAACAAAAATCTCATTGGCAGAGGCCGTGCCACCTAAATCCCGCACAATCTCAACGTAGATGTTTGGCCTTCCTCGTGCGCTCATTGTGCGCCCTCCAACTGTTCGCGCAGCCTTTTGTTTTCTTCCTCCAACGTGCCGACCTTTGTTTCCAACACGCGAATCTTGATTGTTAGCTCGCTAATCGGGTCAAACCCAAGGCGCGTGGCCTCGTACTTACCGTTGACCTTTTTTGCTCTGCCGTGAGCCACTTGACGGTCGAGCGAGAGACGGCACGATCCCCGATCCCCCTTTACGGCCTCGCCAAACATCTCCCGCGCTTTGTCGTGGATCTCTCTGACCGTTGCCAATGAATCGAACTGAAGTAAGGCTTCCAAGTAATAAGACGTATTCGCCACGTTTAAATCCTCCGAGGTAGTAAACAGTCAGCGGCAAGGATACAGAGACAAAAATTCATTGTCAAACTTTGATTGCTAAATTTGCTTTGCTTTTTACGATGAATTCTTGCTTTCGTTCATATTTCTTGCTTTTGGGCCTTTTGCATGATCAACGCATTCGTATGTCCTTGTAATTTAAATTGAAATTTAGAAAAATTTTTTCTCACCTTTCAAATTCTTTCTTGCATACGATATACACACAAACTCACTCAAAAGTGTTGCTACGCCGCCACAGAGGGAGGCACACACTCTCTCTTGTAGAAAGATATATAATAAAAAAATATAATCTTTATAAGAGGGGGGCTGTTTTTGAAATCAAGGGGTTACGAGCGCAAATATGAGATGATAAATTTCATTTGCCCGCTTTTGAACTTTTGAAAGAATTTGCAGGATAGTAAACGAATGATATGATGCCCCTAATTCGGGTGGGTGATCACCCTTAGGCTACGGGCTAGAGCAAGGGAGCGCGTAAAGATGACGGAGAAGTCAGCAGAGGCTACGGCGACAGAGGGGCGCGGGGTAGGTAACGGGGTGGCTACGGAGACGCTCAAAAGCGATTTAAATGCGAATGATGGTGTTGTAGTGAACCACACCACTACAACCATAGCACCCTTAAAAGACAACAGGCGACACCCCGACCCTGCCGTGGCGCAGACGGTGGCAAACATGGTGTTTGCGGGAATGACGCAGGACACAATCTGCCGTGTTCTCAAGATGGGCCTCGACACTCTCCACAACCATTACAAGCACGA